TATCCACATTGGGTTTAACTCCTGTCACGTGCGACAGCAGTGCATCTATCTTCACCAAGTCATTGTTCATGGTCTGCACTCTGTTGTCCAGTGCCTGTATGATGTTTTTAAGACCATTCACAGAACCTGTCACAGTTGCCAATATGAATCGTAATATGATGAATATGAATACACCTGATGCCACAGCACCAGCAATGGGAAATCCTACTTCTGAAACAAATTGTAAAAAGTTCATTATGTAGGTATTTATCTACCTAGCCAATAACTGTGTAGAGCAATGCCAATATCAGTATGATGGATGGAATGGCAGAAGCACAAAGGATTAGATTGTTTTTCATCTTGTCCTTGGCACGTTTTTTGACTTCCGAAATACCGTAAGTCACTGTTTTCCATTCGCAATGATTGTAAGGCCACATATATTTCTCCTTTTTGCTCTGGGCCTAAAGTTGTTCTATTAGGCCCCGAGTTTTTGATTGATTACTTCTTGATACCGTTGAAGAAAGTTTCTGTGAACTTCTGCACGTTCTCTTGATACTGTTTGAAGTTTTCTTGAATTGCTTCAGGCTTCATTGACTCCTGAACTTTTTCATTGAACTTCTTCACATTCTCAACCAACATCTGAGTGTTCTCACCAATTGAAGAGCCATTAGTTACAAACTCGTTGAACTTCTGTGCTGTCGCAATGATGTCCTCTGCTTGGATCACAGGGTGCTTGAATTCTGTCACCACTTGATCACCATCTTTTCTCACAGATGTTTCGAACTCATTTAGTTTGATTGAATAATTGAACTCAGCGATCTGTTTCGCAAGTCCTAGTAGATCGGCTCTGATTTCGTAGCCGTTTCTTGTGTTGTTTGCCATTGTTTTTCTCCTTTTTTGTGTGTTTGTGTGTTGTTATATTAACAATGTGCCAGTAATATAACACGTTTATTTATGTGTGTCAAGATTTAAAATTTAAAGATTGACAACCAAAATAGCATCTGCTATACTATGAACACCTACTTTATATTTGCTGTTCTTTCGGTAAATAGTTAAAAGTAGGGTAGAAATATGAAAAAACGTACCAGAAGCATATTGGATGAACTGAGGAACATTGGCAGAGTCAATGATGCTGAGGCCTTCATCGAAACCACAGGCTCAAACATTATTGAAAGTGCTGTGAATCTGCTGAACACCATCAGAGAAAACTATCCTGAAGAACAAGCACAGGAGTTGGAAAGACGTTTTTTGAACAGCATTCGTAACAAAGAAGCAAAAAAGTTTCAGGTGGGTGTGAAGAAAATTATTGAAAGCAAAAAATCAAATGATTCTTAAAGAGGGCGGCAACGTATTCAAAGATCCCAACGGACAACTTGCCACACAGCGAATAAACAAAGCGGATGTGGCTCCCACTCTTGCCTGGTTGGAAAAGATCACAGGATTAGATTTACAGAACAATATGTTGGGTACCACCGGCAAAGCACCCACATCAGGTGACTTGGATGTGGCAGTGGATCAATCAAAAGTTACCAAAGATCAATTGGCAGACAAATTGAGTCAATGGGCCATACAGAACAAACAGGATCCCAAACTGTGGGTTAAGAAAAGTGGAATATCAGTTCACTTCAAAACTCCCATTAGAGGCAGTGCTTCAAATGGATACGTCCAAACAGATTTGATGTTTGGTGATCCAGACTGGATGCGTTGGAGTTTACAAGGTGGCGAACCTGGATCAGAATACAAAGGTGCAGACAGACACGTGATGATGGCATCAATTGCCAAGCCACTTGGATACAAATGGAGTCACAAGGCAGGACTGCTGAACAGAGAAACCAATGAAGTGATCACAAAGGATCCCAACAAGATTGCCGAACTGTTACTGGGTAAAGGAGCCACAGCCAATGATCTCAACACTGTGGAAACCATACACGCAAAAATTAAAGGAAGATCTGATTACGATCAACTGGTGGCTGATGTGAAAGATTCATTTGCTAAGATGGGTAAAACATTGCCTGAAAGTATCACAGGTCCAATCAGTTGGTTCAGAACAATGATCAACAGATTGAAAATATGAGACTCGTAGAATTCAAAGAAACAGATAGAAAAAATCTAGCATTAAAAGAATCAAGAATTCAACACGCAGAAGATTTAATTTTCTGGGAAGGCTCACGTGGTGCGTCAAGAGCCATTCAACAGTTGGAGCAACTGACCAAGAGCACACAATCACTCACAATCAAATGGGATGGTTCACCTGCTGTGGTGTTTGGAAGAAATCCCAACGGAGAATTCATATTCACTGACAAATCAGGCTTTGTGGCAAAAAGTTATGATGGCAGAGCAACCAATCCAGAAGACTTAAAAGGTGCTATCATGCAGAGAGGCAAAGATCCTGCCAAACGAAAAGCACAGGCTCAATATGCTTCCAAGATGGCAAGTGTGTTCAACACAGTGTCCGAAGCAGTACCTGAAAACTTTCAAGGATACTTTGTAGGCGATATGTTATATTTTTCAACTCCTAAAAAAGCAGGCAATCAGTTTGTGTTCAAACCTAATGTGGTTGAATACAGAGTGGATGCGAACAGTGATCTGGGACAAAAGATTGCTCAAAGCCAAGTGGGAGTGGTGATACATCATACTCTATCTGAAAGTGGTAAAACATTACCTATCAAAGATTTAGACATGATTCAAGGATCAGTGTTGGCAATACCACCAACCACTGTGAACAAAAAAGAATCCATTCAAGTTAAAGGTTTAGATCAATTGAAGTCATTGGTACAAAACAGTGGAGCAGAAATTGACAAACTGTTGAACAAGAACAAAATCGCTCAAATGAAATTAACAGATTTACCCAACATACTTTACACATACACCAACAGCAAGGTGGACACAGGTTTGACAAGACTGGGAGAAGATTTTATACAATGGTTGCAGAACAGTTCAGTATCAGCACCTAAGAAAGCAAAGATCACTGAATATGTCAAAGGCAACATTAAAGCATTCAGCAAACTGTGGATTTTGGTTGGCGGAATAATGAAAGTGAAAGACAACATAATCAAGCAGTTGGATCAAGCCAAGGGAGATGTGACAGCCACCATCAATGGTAAACCAGGTGGAGAAGGCTATGTGCTGGGCTCACCAGAAGGCAATATCAAATTGGTCAACAGATCCGGCTTCACTAGAGCCAACAGAGCGATAAATAGATAAGGAGAACACAATGAAAGCAAAAGAATTTATTAAAGAGTTTAAAGATATAGATCCAGCAGATGATCCAAATGCAGGAATGGATAAAGAATTCAAGCAGGATTCTGTATTCAATCAATTGGGCAAAATTTTAGACAGTCAAGGCAATCCAAATCCATTGGACACAGTAACCACAGATGATGGCAAGAAGTTTAAAGTAAACTTTAAACAAGCCACAGTGTTGAGAAGATTACTTACAGCACCTAGTGTTAAACCTCAGGTCAAAGCCAAGTTTACCAAGGATCTTCAACAGAGTCAAACACTTGAGAAATATCTACAAGCGGATGACATGGTAGAATTATTTGTGTCAGAATATGGAATCGATCAAGCAGAACCAAGCAACTACTAATCAATTGGACTTTTTAAGTTCGCTATTCGAAGCACGTATGACTCGTGACTCAAGCGACCAGAAAGTGCTCACATACACAGACTGTGCAGAAAGATTGTATCTAACACTTTTGATACTACAACTGCTCAATCAATATCCTACATACAGACAGTTGGCTTCCAAATATGCTAGAGACACCAAACACAGCAATTACGATAGATTTAGAATGTATTCCACTGATCTGTACAATTTTGTTTACTTTGTGACAGGAGATGACGAAGCACTCAACAAACTGAAAGATCCTGAAAGTGCCAAAGCGATGCGTAAGAAAAGTTCTTTCCCTACAATGGCTTTCAATAGATATCTTTCAGAACTACAAAGAGGTTTAATAAGTCCAAGTCTTATGCAGGTTTTTCTTAACATAGAAAACGGATTAGCAATACGAAACACAGATTATAAAAACATAAGACGAAATCTTTTCACTTTCAACGACGTTAGCAATAGAGAAAAACAGAATTTGGTAACCAGACTGTTACACGCGGCAAGAGCCAAACTGAGAAGTTCAGACATCATAGAACATCTAGAAAAATTAGCATCTGATAGAAATCTCGAAACAGGCAGAGTGGATGATAGAGAACCAACTGTGAGTTTACCAGATATCAGTGTACAGGGTAGAGATCTTGCGATGTACAGATATCTTGTGGGAGGAAGGAATATAGTAGCAGTCAAACGTTTTATTGACTTGGCACTGAGTGGTAAAAGTATTCCCAGCAGTTTGGTGCAGGCATATCTACCTGCCATCAAACTGATTAATGATATTGTGAAAGCAGGCCCATCTCATGTGAGTGTGCTTAAAGCATTACAAAAAAGAGCCCAAAAGAGCCGTAAATATATAGTAGCACACAAATAATACCAAAAACCACTAAATACTTGTAACCAATCCACTGAGCGTGGATGGCCATTAAAAAAGAGAAAAAAGGAGAAAAAAAATGGCATCAAGAACAAACCCAGCAACTACTAAAGCAGGTAACGGTT